TGTTCCCCTGTATATAAGGGTGCTGCAGACTTAATGAATATTGAATTTAAGAAAGATAAGAAAAGAAAAAATAATTTATTTTTAGATTCAATGATTGAATTTATTTCTAATGGTGCAGCTGGTACAGAAGCAGATGTTATTGAGTTAGTCAAATTAGGAAAAGGTTCTTTTAAGAGATTAAATTTTAAAAAAGAATTTAGAGATAAAATGTTGGAGTTAGATTTAAAGGCAACGTTTATGAAAGATAAAGGATATGCACAAGTTAATATTGATGACATGGCATCTGGTATGCCAGTAATACAATTTAGATTAATGGGACAGCGTCCTAGTGCTAAAAGAGGTGGAAAAAAGAAATATAGTGTTTACGGAAGAAATATCGTAGAAATGAGTTCTAAATCAATACTTTACACAATATTAAAATAAGGAGTTTATAATGGCTTTACTAAAAGATAGCAAACCACAAAACAGATTAAAGAAGGTTACTTCAATTGGCTGTTCTAAGAGGAGTATGCCAAAGAATAAGCATAAGAGAAGAAGTTGGAAACGATATAGAGGACAAGGTAAATAAGATTTATTGAACCCAACCACATATCAATAGTAACACAATAAAAACAGCAATACAAGGAAGAAGTTAAGAAATATGCCAACTATTTTCACAAAAGGATTAAGCACTAATAGCAGGACTTGGCGTGACTTGGATTTAGATTTTAAAGCACACCCAGTTACCAAAGACATTGTTACTAAAACCGATGTGGAAGCTATTAAGAGGTCAGTAAGAAATCTTATCCTCACCAATAGGTATGATCGTCCATTTCAGCCAGAGATAGACGGTGGGGTTGTTGGACGTTTGTTTGAATTAGCTACACCCATATTAATATCAAATTTACAAAGTGTTATTAGGAATACTATTTCTAATTTTGAACCAAGAGTAGAGGTTATTAGTATTGATATAGAAAGCAATATAGATAAAAATGGATTTAATGTTTCTATAGTTTTTACAGCAGTCAATACGCCTGACCCCGTAACAGTAGAAATCTTTTTAGAGAGGCTTAGATAATGCCATCATCAGATAAATTAAAAATTACTGATTTAGAGTTTGATTCAATAAAATCAAATTTAATAGAATATTTGAAGGGACAGGATGAATTTCTGGACTATGACTTTGAAGGAAGTGGTATGTCTGTAATTTTAGACCTTCTAGCTTACAATACTCACTATATGGGTTACTATGCAAATATGCTTGGTAACGAAATGTTTTTAGATTCGTCTTCATTGAGAGAGTCGGTTGTATCCCATGCAAAACATCTCAACGTTCATCCATTTTCAAAGAAGGCTGCTCGTGCTAAAATAGACATTACAATAAATCCCACCAACAAACCTGTCTCAATGACTATTGAAAAAAATACTAAATTTAGTTCAAGTATAAATGGAACTAGTTATAGTTATATCACTAATAAAAATGTCACAGCAGTAAGAACTCCTCAAGATACATACATCTTTAATGGATTAGAAATTATTGAAGGTTCTATTTTAAATAAAGCTTATACAGTAAACGGTTCTGATAAAACACAGAGATTTATTATTCCTAATTCTGATGTTGATACAACTACGCTTAGTGTGTTAGTACAGAAATCAGCAACTGATTCAGAGGTGTTTACTTATACAGATGGTAATGCTATAGATGTTACTACAATAAAGGGAACAGATAAAGTATATTTTCTGCAAGAAGTTGAAGATAGAAAATATGAAATAACATTCGGTGATGGGACTATAGGACAACAGTTAACCGATGGTAATGTTATATTTATTGAGTATATTATAACTAGTGGAAGTGAAGGAAATTTTGCTAGAACGTTTAATGCTGTTGGACAAGTAGCAGGAACAAATTCAGCAGACTATGTATTAACTACATCTGAGTTTGCAGTAGGTGGTGCTGACATTCAGAGTTTAAATTCGTTACAATATCAAGCACCTAAACTTTATCAAGCACAGGGTAGAGCAACTACTAAATATGATTATAAAGCTATCATACTACAACAAAGACCAGATGTTGAATCAATAACAGTTTATGGTGGTGAAGATGCTGACCCAGTTCAATATGGTAGGGTTTTCATTGCTATTAAAATAGCAGGAACTAATTTGCTTAGTACATCAGCAAAATTATCTATTAAAGAATCTGTCTTGAAAAAGGTAAATGTAGTTACGGTTGAACCTATAATTATTGATCCTGTTTTTTATTATCTTATTATAGAAACTACAGTTAACTATGATCCTGTTAGTATTTTGACTGATGAAGATACTTTAAAAATAAACATTGAACAGTCTATTAAAAATTACTTACAGGAAAACTTAGAAAAGTTTAATCAGAAGTTCAGATATTCACAGTTAGTTCAAGATATTGATAATGTCAGCAATTCAATTAGAAATAATAAAACTAGTATAAAATATCAACAGAGGATTAGGACTACTATATTAAATAGTCCACAAACATACATTTTAAATTTCAATAATAAGCTAGAAAAGGGAACTGTTTCTTCTACATCCTTTACTGGTTCAGATGGTAATACATATTCCTTAATAGATGATTCAAAAGGTTATGTTCAATCAGTAAGAACAACCGCTGGTAAAATTGATACACCACATACATTCTTAGCACAGGCGGATGGAACAACAAATCAAGGAACTATAGATTATGATACTGGGAAGATAACGTTGAATAGTTTAAAGATATTAGCAATTACCGACAGTAGTGATTCTGTAAGAATTAATGTTATGCCTGATATTAATAATAGTGATATAACACCTAAACGAGAACAGATATTAACTTATGATATATTAGACACCTCTTCAATTACTATCAATATGATAGCAGAAACAATTATTTAATCTTATGTTAGTAAAACCAAATCATCCAATACATCCTGATTTACATGAAAAAATAAGTGTAAAGGTACAGGGACAGCTACCACAGTTTGTCAAAGAAGACCATGAGACTTTTGTTTCTTTCATGGAAGCATATTATGAATATATGGAACAGGTTGGCAAGCCGTATGAAATTATAGGAAATCTTACTAGTTATGCTAATGTTGATAAGACTATTGATAATTTTTTACAGTATTTTAAGAAACAATTTGGCGAAGATATTCCCGAAGTAATATTTCAAAATTCTAATAAACCATTTGTAATAAAACATCTTAGGGATTTTTATAGGACTAAAGGTAGTGAAAAATCCTTTGAGTTTCTTTTTAGATTACTCTATAAAGAAGAAATAAGAATTAGTACCCCTGGCCAAAATATTCTTAGAACTTCTGATGGTAAGTATAGATCTGATTATGTTATCAGAACTATGGGTGTGTCTAGTGACTATTCTAAACTGGAAGGTAAGAAAGTAAAGGGACAGACCTCTGGTGCTGTTGCTATAGTTGAAAGTGTTGTAGTTGAAATATTAGGTACTTTTTGTGTTACTACTATGTCTCTTTCAGAGATTCTTGGGATATTCGAAGCAAACGAGGTTGTTAGTTATGACAATATAAGTTTTATTATTGGTAATATGATAATTGATACCAAAGTAATTCATGCTGGAACGGGGTATGAGGTTAATAATATTATTCCTCTTGTCGGAAACGATCAGAATTCTGGAGCACTTATAAGGGTTAGTGAAGTAACTTCAGGTTCTTTATCCAGTGTTAGTATTAACATAGGTGGTACTGGGTATAAGGTTGGTGATAAACTAGATATTGATAATACTAATAAATTATCGTTAGATGGAAGAAGTGCTAGCTTAATAGTTAGTGAGGTAGAAACCGATGGTGGTATTAAAACACTATGGATAGAAAATAAAGGTAGTGGATATATCTCAATGCCTACTGTATCAGGTGGTTCTGGGACAGGTGCTAATATTTCTTTTGATTTATACGGTTCTGGTATAGGTGGTATAAAATCTCTGGATATAATTAACAGTGGTTTTGGATATAATATTCCACCTATTTTAAATTTTTCTGGAAATGGTGATGGTACTGCTACTGCTGAAGTATCTATAGGTGGATTTGATACTACCCCTAAATCTAGGTTTATTAATTCTGATGGTTTTCTCAGTGCTGATACTTATTTACAAGATAGTTTTTTCTATCAATTATTTTCTTATGAAATAACATCTACTGAAAATATTAGATCTTGGAGAGATATTGTTAAGAGGCTTGTTCATCCAGCTGGTTTAGCAATGTTCGGTAAAGTTCAGTTTATTTCACTTTTATCATTACCGTTAAGTATTACTAATATTGTTCCAGATACATCTGATAGATATACTATTGTTTTCCATGATGGTTCAATTAAACCTCCTGTTATTTTAGATTTGAGATTAGAAACTTGTGATGATCAACAAGACGTAAGAACATTTATAGATTCTGATAATTATGGTGGGTTTTCATTAGATGATGATATAGAAGATTACCAACCATTACCTGATACATTGGCTACATCTTTTTCTTCAGAAGAAGATTTTCAACCATCATCAGAAACATTGAGTACTGCATTCTCTAATGAAGAAAATTATGGAACATTATGGGAGCCTGCTGCTACAACCAGTTCACATGATGTTGGTTGCCCGGCCGATAGTAATTTTCCCTTTGACGTTGGAATATGTTCACCTACAGATTTTGGTTTGATTACAGATAATGATACATCTAGTGGACAACAGGATCTTGATCCAGAAGATTATGGTAGAGTTAAAACACCATCATTATATTTTGAACCTACGATGTGTCAAACTTATGAGCAGGATTTAGGTGTACAAAAATTAACAGAACATGGTGGTTATGATGATTATCTATATACATACATTACACCTGTTGGTTCTTATACTGGACGTTTAGATACAATAGAGGATTATGGTAATGTGCAGGAATCAGCAACAGATAAAGAAGATTATGGAGTTGTTAGTTATTTTAATACATTTTTTAGTTCACAATTAAAACTTGGGCCAATTCTTAGAACAAGAGATAATACTAAATTTCAGTCCAGTTATATAACATCTGATAATATAGATACTGTTCAAAGAGCTGTAGTCTTTTATGGTGGTGATGGATATAAAATTGCACCCACAGTTACAATTGAAGCACCTGTTAACGGTGGAACTACAGCATTAGCTCAAGCATATTTTAGTAACGCCGTACTTCCAACAACACCACAAATAGCACAAGGTGATGGAACAACAACACCGATTCAACTTGTTAAATCGGTAATGAATATAGAACACATTACCGTTAGTTTGAATGGGCTTACACAAGTTCCAAATATAGATTATACTGTCAATGATACTACTATTACATTTAGTGAGATAGTTGAGAGTACTGATTCTATTATTGTTTATTATTTAAATTATAATGAAGAATTCGATTTTCAAGGAGTGCAGGGAGATAATACAACAACACCACTTGTTTTATCACAATCAGTTAGTAATCCCCAAGATATTATTGTTAGTTTGAATGGGCTTACACAAATTCCAAATACAGATTATACTGTTAATAATACTACTATTACATTTGATGAGGTAGTTACATCCGATGATTATATTTTTATACAATATTTGGGTGAAGGGGAGAGGGATTTTCAACTAGGGCAGGGAAATAATACAATAACCCCTATTACTCTTTCACAAGAACTTTCTAGTAATTTGAATTCAACTGAAAAAAGATATGAAAATGTTATAATTACTTTGAACGGAGTTAGACAGATTCCTGCAATAGATTATACTATAGATGGGACTGTTTTAGAATTTGATGAAATAGTGAGCAGTGATGAAAATATTCTTGTTTATTATTTGGATGGTAGAGCGAAACCAACAAGCCCATCACCAATTTCTGGTATTAGAATTATAGAGCCAGGTAGTGGATATAGTTATCAAGAAGTACCTGAAATAACTGTTGCTCAATCTGAAGGGGGAGAAATTCCTATAGCATCAGTAGTAATGTTGCGAGGCCCTTATCATAATAATATTGGAAATCAGTACAAAGGAAAACTGACTCAAACGCCAGATGGCCACAGACGAAATTCAGATTTCTTGATATTTAGAGGTAAGAAGACCAACAGAGTTGTAGATCCGATATTAACACAATATAAACTTATTTCAGATCCAGATAATGCTAACAGTTTCTATGAAGCACCACCACCTGGCGTAAGTATTAAAAGACTTAAAGATGACGAGATACTAGAAAATATTTAAATAAGTATTATAAATAAAAAAGGAAGTATAACTAATATTAAAGGAATTACAATATGAGCGCAATAATCAATAATAGTTTTAGGAAATTTCAGGCTGATAGTTTCATAGAGGGCTTTACAGAAAAAGATGCTAATGATGCATTAAAGAACAATATTTATCTAGCAATTGGTAAAAATACTGTATGGAGTGGTAATACAGCAGATAATAAATCTGAATTTCGTGTAACCAGTTCTCCTAATGCTGTTGCTTCCGATACTGATATTCCGCTACCAGTAGATACAATACAGGCACCATTTATCCATTGGGATGAAATTGCTGCAATAAAAAAGATTAATGATGTTTCTCATGTAATTGCTAGATATGATTGGACAAGTGGTACTGTATATCGTGAATATTCACATGAAAGAGATGATATCATGGATAATGTCGATCCTGCTCAAACAGGACAACCAATAGTTACTGACTCTCCTTTTTATGTATTTACTGAAGATTTTAGAGTTTATAAATGTATCTCCAATAATAATGGTGCTGCATCTATAGAGAAACCTACTGGTGCGGTGACGGGTTTAACTAAAACTGTTGCTGATGGATATATCTGGAAATTTATGTTTGAAGTAGAACAAGCAGATGTTCTTAAATATTTAACAAAAGATTGGATTCCTGCAAACACACCTGCTAAAGCAAATCAGACAGAACAACTGGCAGTAGAGGGTGCTGCCATGGATGGTTCATTAGATTTTATTAAAGTTATTCAAGGTGGTACGGGTTATAGATTTACTACTGGAAAACCTGTTGGTGGTGGTACTGTAAGTACACTTCCATTACAAAATGCAGCTGCTGGTGCTACGACATTTGTTGCTGAACCTACAGATGATTTTTATAATACTTTATCTGTATATATTACTTCAGGGCCAGGATTTGGACAATTCAGAACTATTTCTGATTATGATGGTGCAACTAGAACTGCTACAGTAACACCTGATTGGGATTCCAATAATTTACCAACTACTGATAGTGTTTATATGGTAGCACCGAGTGTTTCTATTGATGGGACTGCTGGTACTCAAATTCCAGGCGGTACTGGTATAACTGCTAGAGTATCTAAACTTGATGTTAATGGTACAATTCAAGAGGTTATGATTGTTAATAGAACACCTACTAGTAATACAAAGTATAGGAGAGCAACTGCTTCTATTGATGGTGGTAATGGTGTTGGTGCAGAGTTGAAAGTAATTATTAATCCGAAGGGTGGACATGGGTATAATTGTGTTTCAGAATTGGGTGGTGCTTTTGTAATGATGAATGTTAGATTACGAGGCAGGGATGGTGATGGTGATTTTGAAACAGGGGTAGATGCTGATTTTAGAAAAGTTCATGTATTGGTAAATCCTAAAATTTCGGGTGGTACTATGGGTATAGCAACAGGCCCAACGTATAGTGCAGCTGAATTGCAGAAAGATACAGGAACAATTTTATATACAGAATTTCGTCCACCAATTCATAGATCAACAGATTCGACAGAAGATATTAAATTAGTAGTTGAATTCTAGCACATAAATAATTAAAAAAATAAAAGGTAATTATGTCTAATAACATTACGATAAATACAAATCAGAATCCTTATTTTGACGACTTTGATGATAATAATAACTTTCATCAAGTTTTATATAAGCCATCATTTCCCGTTCAAGCGAGAGAATTAACTACGCAACAAAGTATTCTTAAAAATCAAATAAAGAAATTTGGTGATCATATTTTTAAGAATGGTAGTAAGGTATCGGGTGGTGAGTTTGTTTTAAATTTGGATTATGAATATGTTAAGTTAAAACCACAATATAATGGAGTAAATATTGATGTATCTGGTTTTGCTGGAAAAACTATAATTGGTTCTCAGACGGGAACAAGAGCTATTATTCTAGGTTATTCAAAACCGGATTCTAATACTGGTGATCCAGATACCGTATATGTTAAGTATATTACGGGTGGTTCTGTTACCAATAGTGTTCAGGGTATTACTGTAGATCCACAAAATCAAGGTAATGGTTTTACTGTTGCTCCTACTGTTGCTATAACTGGTGGTAATGGTAATGGTGCTGAGGCTCGAGCAATTATTAGTAGTGGAAAGGTTATTGCAGTTAATGTTACTAATAGAGGAACAGGGTATACTGGTAATCCATCTGTATCATTTATCGGTGGTAATGGAGCAGGTGCAGTTGCTACTGCTACTAGAGAAACTAAATCACAATTTTTAGCAGGTGAAAGAATTTATTCATCTGATTTATCTATTTCTGCTGAACTAGTTGATTCTACTCCAACTAGTATTCAAAGTGTAACAATTACTAAAGGTGGTTCGGGATATACAGAATCACCAATAGTTACTATTGCTAATGCACCCATAGGTGGAACAAATGCAACAGCAAGTTCTACTATAAGTGGTGGTATTGTAACATCAATTAATATTATTAATCAGGGTTCAGGATATACTGCTGTTCCAGCAATATCTATTGCAGATGCACCAGCTGGTGGTGTAAATGCTACAGCAGATAGTGTTTTTTCTACTGCCGTAGGTAAGGGGAGTTCTGTTTCAATATCTGAAGGTGTGTTTTATATTAATGGTAATTTTATTAAAGTATCAGAGCAAACATTAATACTAGAAAAATACTTTAATAATCCATCATATAAAGTTGGACTTTCTGCTTTAGAAAAAATATTAAATTCTGGTGATAATGCTACCCTACTTGATAACTCACAGGGTTCTTCAAACTTTGCAGCTCCGGGCGCAGACAGATTACAAATTTCTTTAACACTTACAAAGAAAAATTTAGATTCGACAGACGATGCAGATTTTTATGAGATGTTAAGAGTTAATAAAGGAATAAAGGAACAGAATATTCAAGTTCCTGTATATTCTGTTTTAGAGAATACTCTTGCCCGAAGAACATTTGATGAATCGGGAAGTTATACAGTAAGGTCATTTAATGTTCAACTCAAGGATGATCCCGATGATGCTACAAAATTTATTGTACGATTAGATCCTGGCAAAGCATTTATTGGTGGTTATGAATTTGAAACATTAGTATCACAAGATATTAAATTAGATAAGGCGAGGGAAATTGTAAATGTAAGTGGTTTTGATAGACTTATGCAATACGGCAACTATGTCGTTGTGAAAGACTTGAACGGGATGTTTGATATTTCAAAACATCAGGTAATTGATTTACATAACAATACTACTATTCAACCAAATAATTATGCAAATACAAAAATTGGAGAAGCTAGGGTAAGGAGTATTGATTTTTCTTCTTCAACTGCTGGCGCAGATAGGATATTTAACTTATATCTTTATGATATAAAAATGTCAAGTGAGACATTTGGAAAAGTTAATTCTATTGCTTATACAGAGGATGACAGTGCTGCTACTGTTACCATTAGAGCAAAAGCAGATATTGATGATACTGGTAGAGTTGGTGCTTCTGCTAGTGGTGACTCTTTACTTCTTGAAACAACAGGTAATAGTCTTGTATTTAAATTACCACAAGATACTATTCAAACAATTCGTGGCCTTAATAATGTTATAGATACAAATTATAGGGTTAAGAAAGTTACTGAATCACAGCCATTTAATAATGGTATTGCAAACATTGCTACTGCTGGTGCTTCAGAAACTTTTGTTGGATCTGGATCTTTAGAACCTTCAGTTGCTAGAGAAAATTATTTAGTAGTTGTTAATAATTCTGGTACTTCTGGATTACCTATTGGTAGTATTGTTAGGTTTGATGGTGCAGGAGCTTCCATAACAGTTAATGGCCCACAACATACTACTGCAACTCTTAATGCTAATGTTTCTGGAAGTTTTACAGGTGATATTATTTCTAATGTAAATATTAGTGGTAAACAAGAGAAGGTAAAAAATCTAACAAATAATAGTACATTAACATTTCAAACACCAAGCAATTTATCTACTGTATCTCATTCTTTAGAAAAATCTGATGTCTGGAAAGTAAAAGCAATATATGATTCTGGTGATACTAATACAGATCCAGTACTTCCTACTCTTACAGTTGCTAATACATCAGATACTTTAACGCCAGGTGAAACTATTACAGGACAAACCTCTGGTGCTAAAGGGACTGTTGTTCTTGGTGCTGGTGGAACTACTTCTGTTACTTATGTTCCTGTATCTGGAACTTTTGTTGCAGAGAATGTTACTGGTGCAACATCAAATTTTACTAAAGTATCTAGTGGTGTATCTAATATAGATAATAATTTTCCGAGTAAGAATATTTTATCACAATATGATATTGATTCAGGCCAACGAGATAATTTATATGATTACGGAAGCATTAAACTAAAAACGGGTGGAACTGCTCCTTCTGGAAAAATAACTGTTGTGTTTGATTTTTTCACACATACAGGAACAGGATATCTTTCTGTTGATTCTTATACTGGTTCTATAGGATTTGGTGATATTCCAAAATATACAAGTCCAGTAACGGGTTCTGAAGTTGAATTAAGAGATTGTATTGATTTTAGGCCACGTCGCTCGGATAGTGATTCTAATTTAATAGAAAATATTGAGTTACCAATTCCTAATACAGATTGGGAAGCTGATTTTAGTTATTATATTCCAAGAACTGATACAGTATATTTAAGTAAAGAAAGAAAGTTTGGTAGTAATAAGGGTGTTTCATCTCTCATACCAGTAACACCAACTAGGTTGGATGGTACAATGAATCTTTATACACTTCAAATTCCTGCTTATACATTTAATGCTAAAGATGTAAGAGCTGAGTATATTGAAAATAGAAGATATACTATGAGAGATATTGGTAAGTTGGAAAAAAGAATAGCTAATGTTGAATATTTCACATCATTATCATTGTTAGAAAAAGATGCAGAAGCACTTGTCATTAAAGATTCGTCTGGATTAGATAGATTTAAAAATGGATTTTTAGTAGATGGTTTTAATGGTCATAGTGTAGGTAATGTTTTAAGTGATGATTATAAATGTTCAATTGATTTTGATGAAAAGATATTACGTCCTAGATTTTCTTCTAATATTACAGATCTATCTTATGATGGAACAGCATCTACTGGTGTTGAGAAGACAGGTGATTGTATTACTTTACCATATGATTCTACTATTTTTGTAGCACAACAAATTGCAAGTAAAGCAATTAATGTAAATCCATTTGCTGTATTGGCATGGATTGGTACAGTTAACCTAACACCACCAAATGATAATTGGGTTGATACTAATAATAATCCAGAGGTTATTGTAAACCTCCAAGGTGAGAATGATGCATGGCAGAGTTTAGTAGGATTGTCATTTGGTACACAGTTTAATGATTGGCAAACATTTGGTACAGGACGGGAGAGAGTTTTAACATCAAGGGGTGGTAGATCTGGTAGGGCTATTACGGTATCACAGACAGTTGAACGAACTACATTGCAATCCAGAACGGGTATTCGGAATGAGATTACGGGTTCTGATGCTGTAAGAAATAGCATTGGTGATAGGGTTGTAGATGTATCTGTTATTCCTTTTATTCGTCCAAGGCCTTTAGTAGTTTCTGTAACAGGTATGAAACCTAACACACGGGTTTATGCTTTCTTTGATGGAGAAAAAGTTTCTGAATTTTGTATTCCTGATGGGGAAACTGTTCCGGGCACTGCTATTAATACCGATGATGCTGGTTCTATTAGTAACTTGACATTTAATATTCCAAATTCTGATACTCTTAGATTTAGAACTGGAGAGAGACAATTTTTATTAGCAGATAACGAGTCTGGTGATCTAATTACAGCTTCAACTTATGCAGAAGTTGTTTATCAAGCACAGGGATTATTGCAGACAAGAGAGAATGTTGTTGTATCCACTAGAGTTCCAAGAATACAAACTTTTGCACAAGGTAGTGCTACAGAATTTAGAACTACTACAAATACTTTCAATCGTGTTAATGTCGTTGGTTGGGTTGATCCATTGGCTGAAACATTTTTGGTTGACGCTGCATTGTATCCAGATGGAGTATTCTTAACAGATGTTGAATTGTTCTTCAAGACAAAAGATGAAGACGGACTTCCAGTAACATTACAGATTCGGGATACTTTGAATGGTTATCCTGCTCAGACGATTGTTCCATTTTCTGATGTTACTATGTTCCCTGCTGACATTGATGTTAGCAACGATGCTTCAGTTGCAACTAAGTTTACATTTCCATCTTTGGTTTATTTACAACCTGGCGAGTATGCAATTGTTGTCTTGAGTAATAGTTTAAAGTATGAAGCATTTATTGCTGAGATGGGTGAGAATCAAGTTGGTACGGATAGGAAAATTTCTGAACAACCATATGCTGGTGTATTCTTTAAATCACAGAATGCTTCAACATGGACACCAGAACAAAATCAAGATTTAACATTTAATATTAATATTGCACAGTTTGCTACAGGTAATCCTGCTAATGCTGTTTTTAATAATAATAATACTTCATCTACCATTAAAGCTGATATTATTCAAATTGTCCCACAAGAAGTTAGAATTAATAAAACTAATATTGCATGGGGTGTTAAGTTAAGAGATGCTGGTTCAGATACGTTTGATATTGATTATAATCCTATTATTCAGAATACTAATTTTTTATTGAATGATCAAAAACATATTACGTCTACTCAAAATAGAGTAGATTTCCAATCAAGAGCTAAATTATCATCATCTAGTAAATTTATAAGTCCTATTATTGATACTGCTAGAAATAGTGTTATTACTGTTGAAAATATTATCAACAATACACATGATGCAGATCAGATTACATCTGGTGGTGATGCTACAGCAAGATATCTTACAAGAAGAGTAACACTAAAAGACGGATTTGATGCTACGGATTTGGAGGTATTTATTACTGCTAACCGCCCTTCAAATGCTAGTATTTTTGTTTATTATAAAGTATTGTCACAGTTTGATACTGCTCTATTCGATGATAGGCCTTGGACGTTGATGAAGGAAATATCAAATATTAAAAGTGTTTCTTCATCTGTTGATGAACAAGAATATTTGGAACTTGAATATTCCCCTGTTGGAATGAATACAAATTATGTTGATTCAAATAATGTGACATATGATAGTTTTAAAACTTTTGCTATTAAGATTGTTATGATTTCACCAAAGACGACAAAAGTTCCATTAATAAAAGATCTAAGAGCTATAGCATTAGCATAATATTATGAAAAGTATAAAAATAAATGATACAGGATATGTTAGGGATATAGATTCTAAAGCAGTACTTAATACAGATAGAAAAGCATTAGAAAATTATAAGCTTTCCGTAAAGAAAAAACAGGAAGAAATTGATGATATAAATAATATGAAAAGAGACATATCAGAACTTAAAGAAATGATAAAGACTTTATTAGGAAAACAAAATGGCTAAAATCGTACAAACTAGAAGAGGCACTACCGAGCAACATAAAGGATTCGATGGACAGCAAGGTGAGATAACTGTTGATCTTACTGAAAATACAATTAGGGTACACGATGGAACAGTATTTTTAGAAACCGACCCAGCAGGTTATCCTCTTGCAAGAAGTGATATGACCAATGTTGCTAATGTTGTTGGTATTATCCAATTAAAACTATCTGATGGAACGCCAGGACAGGTAATAGCAACAGACGGAATAGGTACTATAGCATTTTCAAGTTCACCTGATGTTTCTGGTTCTATTATTAGTGGTGATTTATCAGGTACTATTGGTAATGCACAAATAATTCCACAAGTTGTTGGTACAACCGAACTTACTGATTTTAATGTAACAAGAATAAAATTAGAACCTGATGCTGTTGACAATAGTAAACTAGCTGATAATGCTGTACAAACTGAAAACATTGTTAATTCACATATAATTACTTCTAAAATTGCTAACTTAAATGTAACAAGAGATAAATTAGAACCTGATGCTGTTGACAATAGTAAACTAGCTGATAATGCTGTACAAACTGAAAACATTGTTAACTTGACTGTAACAAGAGCAAAATTAGAAGCAGACATAATCGACAATAGTAAACTAGCTGATGATTCTGTACAAACTGAAAACATTGTTGATGCTGCTATTACTTCTGATAAAATTGATACTTTAGATGCTAGTAAAATTACGGGTACTTTTCAGAATGTTGATGGTGTTAATATAAAGAATTTACCTTATGATATATCTTTTCTTGCTGGATGGGATTCAGAAACCCTGCCGGTAGAATTATTGGTACAATCATATGCAGAAATGATCATGGGGAGAACAGGAGCATTTGAGGGTGGAATTGGATCAATAGAAACCCCGTCTGAGGGTTCATCAGTCCAACTTGACGTACAATTAATACTTGCAGGACAATCAAGTTCCAATAGTATTTATTCTACTAAACCAACATTTAGTGGTGGTACTGGAGTATTCAATGACGGAATTTTAAATACTACTGGACAAAATGGATTTAATTCTGGTGATAAATTAACTTTTAGAGTTACACAAATCGGCTCAGATCCAACTTTTGGATTTGGGGTGAGATTTATGTTGAAGTGTAGAGTATAAAAATAGGAAGACAATATGGCTAAACAAGTTCAAATACGAAGAGGTACTACTGTAGAGCATGGTGCGTTTATAGGTGCTAACGGTGAGATAACTATTGATGGAGATAAAGATACAATAGTAGTGCATGATGGTAGCACTGCTGGTGGATTTCCTCTAGCAAGACAAGATATGAGCAATGTTTCTAATAATATTGGTCTATCTCAATTAGATATTTCTAATGCTGGTACGCCAGGACAAGTATTGCAAAAAGATAATGGTGAGACTTTGAGTTTTGTAAATTTACCCGATAGTGCTGTATTTTCTATTGGTGGTGATTTATCTGGTACTATTGGTGATGCACAAATAAATCCTAATACTGTTGGACTTTCTGAATTAAATGTTTCTGATTCATTAGCTGGTGATATACTTACTACTAATGGTAATGGTGTATTATTTTTTACAAATCCACAAACACAAATAGCTATAAGTGGGGAAGTCAACGGCACAATCGGAGATGTAATAATATCTGATGATGTAATCAGTAATGCTAAAATGCAAGTAAATAGTATTGGACAAAATAATATTATTAATAACAGTATCAATAATGATAAAATTGCTGATCTTACTATAACAGATGAAAAGATTATAGGACTTACTGCTGATAAATTAATCGCAGGCGGTACATTACCTGCATTAAAAGGCCCTGAAATTACAGAACTTCCTTATGATATATCTTTTCTTGCTGGATTTGATAGTGAAACAATTCCCTCCGATTTACTAGAACAAGTATACGGTGAAATGATTATGGCAAGAAGTGGGAAATTTGATGGAGAGGTAGGTTATATTGCTACTACTGGTGCTGGACAACCAATTATGATGGACGTACAAAAAAATGAAGTATCAATATATACAACCCAGCCATCATTTGTTAGCGGTACAGGATCACAAAACATGACTTCTGGTGTATTGAAAAATGATAATACATTTGTGTCTGGTGATAGGTTAACATTTAGAGTTACACAAATAGGAATTGGAGAGGGTACATTCGGACAAGGGTTAAGATTTACGTTAAGATGTAGAGTATAAATAATAAAAAAACATAAGGTTAAATATTATGCCAGCTAAATTAGTACAGATAAGAAGAGGAACAACATCCGACCATAGCGTATTCACCGGAAAACAGGGTGAGATAACTGTTGATTTGGAAAAGGATACAGTTGTTGTGCATGATGAATCTACTCAGGGTGGGCATCCTCTCGCTAGAGAAGATATGTCAAATGTAGTTGGACAAGTTGGACTAACACAGTTAAAACTTTCAAATATAAATTCCCCAACTTCTGGACAAATTTTAACTGTTGATGGGAATGGTAATATACTTTTTTCTAATAATAATGCAGATGTTTCATCAACTAGTATTGGTGGTGATTTATCTGGTACTATTAGTGATGCAAAAATAAAACCTAATACTATTACAGTTAATGAGCTTAATACGGTTGAAGGACAGCCAGGAGAAGTACTTATTACAGATGGAATAGGTGGTATTTCTTTTGGGCCGATGGATGCTAACCCAGTATTGGGTGGTGATTTATCTGGTACTGCTTCTTCTGCTATTATTACTCAAAATGCAGTTGGTATTATTGAACTTGATGTTAGTGATGGAACAACTGGACAAGTACTTTCAAGAAATGCTAATGGTAATTTAGAATTTATTAATGTAACATCTAGTGTAACAATTGGTGGTGATTTGTCAGGGCCTGTTTCTTCTGCTATCATTATTGAAAATGCAGTAACAGATACAAAGTTATCAGACGATGCTACAAATGACGCAAATAGAGCAGTTGGAACAAATCATATTAAAGATTTAAATGTTACTGAAGGTAAGTTAGCAGCAGATTCAGTAACAAATTCTAAGATTGCTGACGGTGCAGTTGATAGTAATAAAATTGCTACTAGTGCAATTGATAATCTCAAGATTGCTGACAATGCAGTTGACAGTTCTAAGATATCTAATAATTCAGTTAATGGTGATAAGATTGCTAATAATGCAATTACTGCTTCTAAAATAGCTAATGATGCAGTTGACAGTTCTGCGATTACTAACAATGCTGTTGGGATTTCTGAGTTAAATGTTTCTGATGCAAATGCTCAGCCCGGAGATGTATTATCTACTAACGGTAATGGTGTTCTCGCATTTATGGCTGCTGCTTCTGGTGTAGGTTCTGGTGGTTTTCAAGGAATCACTGTAATGCATTCTCTTAATACAACAACTGGCCCTTACTCCGCTGCGGATAATATTGAACAAACATATACCGTGCCAGGTGGGGTTCAAAAAATTCTATATTTTATAACAGCTGCTGGTGATACAGGATTAAATTCTAACTCGACAGGATTTGGTGGGCGAGGTTCTGGTACAACAGTAATGGGTTTTATCGATGTATCTAATATCACTAGTATAAATTGTAGAGTTGGTACAGGGGGACAGGCATCTGGTTCATTAATGAACCTTACAACATACGCAAGAGGTTTCAGTACATATATTGGAAATCGAATTGGGGGAGAAGGCGATGGTACAACGAACGATCCCACAGCTCGTGGTGATATAGCATCTGCTCTACATGGAGATGATGCTGATGGTGGGAGTCTAATCTTACCCGGCCGTGCCGATGGTTCTTTTTGGCCAGGTTATGGAATGAGTGGTAGTGTTGGTGTGGCGTACACTTATCATTGTTCTTCTGGTGGTGGTACACAGTCCGATGCAAGGCCCGGAGGTTATGGGCAACCTGGCGTAATTGTATTTTTAGAATTCTAAAATTTTTATAATATAACAAGGAATGAGATATGGCATTTATAAATCAAGGTAGACACGTTGGTACGGTTGGATTACAAGATCCTGAAACACTAACTATAGTAGGTAATGAGGTAGATCCTGTTGGTTCAGTAACTATTACACCTGACGGTAATTTTAAAATTCATACTTATACTACAACAGGTGTATTTGAAGTTACTGGTTCTAGACCTATAAGAATGGATATTATGTCTGTTGGTGGAGGTGGTTCAGCAGGTGGTGGCGGTGGCGGTGCCGGAGGAATGGTTGAAGCTACACAAATTACTTTAGAACCAGCAGTATATGATGTAATAATTGGTGCGGGGGGTTCATCTGGAGTTGGAGCAGCAGTTAGGGGTGGTGATACTGTTTTTAGAATACAAGGTGATAGTAATACTAATGTTGGTGTGCCAGATGCTTTCGGCGGTGGTTCTGGTAGTATAATAGGGCCAAATGGTGCTGGTTCTGGTGGTTCTGGATCGGGTTCTGGTGGACAGGGTGTTTCTGGACAAGGACATAATGGCGGTAGTCCTGGCGGTGGTTCTGGAGGTTGTTCGGGTGCAACAGGCGGTGGCGGTGGTGCAGGAAGTGCCGGTACGAATGCTGGGGCCATTGGTGGTTGTGCTCCATGTGGTGGTTGTAAGGGTGGAGGCCCTGGAGGTAGTGGCGGGCATGGAAGAGAAAATGATTATAGAACTGGTACTAATGAAGGTTATGCTGGTGGTGGGGCTGGTGGTGGAGTGAATTTAAGACCACAAGCACCAGACGGTAGTTCTATTCCTGGCTTCGGTGGCGGAGGTAGTGCAGTAGGAAATACAAATGGTGTTCAGAATAAAGGTGGTGGTGGAGCACGACAGGGAATTCCACGTTTTCCTGGCAATGGTTTTGGAGGTAGTGGTATTGTTGTTATTAGAGCACCATTTCCAGCAAGAGATGGTATATAGAGAGGGAATAATTTTATGGCACATTTTGCAAAAATTGTAGATAATAAAGTAGTTAATGTTATAGTTATCGAACAAAGTGTTTTGAATGAATACATTAAAAGAACAAAAGAGGATTGTGAATGGATACAAACATCATATAATACATATGGTGGGGAATATTATAATCCTGAAACTGGATTAAAAGATGATGGAGTACCACTAAGATATAATTTTGCAGGGATAGGATTTACATATGATAGAGATAATGATGCATTTATTCCCCCAAAACCATATCCTAATTTTGTTTTAAATACAGAAACATTTAGATGGGAGCCTCCAATTCCATATCCAGAAGGATTTCCTGGCGGTTTAAGAAGATTTGTATGGGATGATGATTATTCTGATGAATATAGATGGAGAGATTTATGGCAGAACGAATTATCATATCTTAATCCTGAACATAGGTATTATGATCCTACTATATCTCCAGAACCATTTTTTATAGACATACCGTGGAAATGGTGATTTTAAAGAACTTTGATATTATAAATACAAGTGTTGCAACATCTAATATTGATATTTAATGGAATAAGGGACATTATAAATAGATTTAAAGAGTAATGTAATAGTAACCATCAGTTAAAAAATAATTTATAAAGGAATACAAAAATGGCTAATGATTTTAAAAACGCACAAAATACGAATGTAACGACACAGGAAACTGTATACACAGCACCAGCTTTAAAGGATAGTATTATTCTTGAATTGGATGTTGCTAATGTATCTGCTGCAGCAGTTACCACTACTGTTAAGATTTATGACTTGACTGATACAGCATTTGCTCATATCGTCAAAGATGCTCCAGTTCCATCAGGCGGTACATTGCAGATTATTTCTGGACAAAAGATTATCCTTGAGGCTGGTGATTATATTTGTGTATCTGCTTCTGGTGCCTGTGACGTTATCTGTTCAATCTTAGAAGATGTTAATTCATAATCTATAATATAGATAATAATTTAAAAATATAAAATTAAAAAAAAGGATACTTAAATGGCTTATCTAGGACGAGATGTACAATACGGTGCATTGGAAAAGCAAGACCTTACAGGTGATAGCTCAACGACTGTATTTACTTTGGACAATGCAGTTGCAACATCTGCTAGTCTGATTGTTTCAGTTGGTGGTGTTATTCAAGAACCTGATACTGCTTATACAGCAGACGGTACAACATTGACATTTACTGCTGCTCCATTGGCAACTGATAATATCTATGTAGTTTTCATGGGTAAAGAATTAACTAATGTTGCAATGCGTGATGCTATTAGTTTTCAAACTGGTACAGGTGATGGTTCAAGTGTTACACCTTTAACTATGTCGGTTTCTGCTCCAAGTGCTCAGAGCATCATGGTTATGCTGAATGGTGTAACTCAAGTACCTGATGCAGATTATTCTGTTTCTGGAACAACATTAACATTCTCTACTGCTCCAGCAAATGGCGTTTCTATTCTTGTTTATCATTTGGGCCACACTGCTAATATCGGTGTTCCTGGCAATGGTACTGTAAGTGCTGAAAAGATTTCTATCAGCGGACAAGCACAGGGCGACATTATGTATTACAATGGTTCTGCATGGGTTCTTCTACCTACAGGAACTGCTGGACAAGTACTAACCTCTGGTGGTGCAGGCGCAAATCCATCTTGGGCGTAAATAAATGACCATGCACCACTCACCATATGGTGAGTGGTCTATCATTTTTCATATTAAATAGGAA